CTGGGCGAAGTAATCGTTTCCCTAAACACCGACGAATTCATAACAGCCTACAAAGGCAAGCCGCCCATAATCAGCTACGAGGAAAGGGCAGCCGTCCTTCTTTCCTGCCGTTCGGTATCAGAGGTAATCCCTAACTTCGGCGGCGCAGACTCTAAGCCTGCTATCCAAATGATTCAGCCGGACATTCTGGCAATCGGTTCGGACTGGGCAAGGCGCGACTATTACGCTCAAATGGGATTCAGCCAAGATTGGTTAGACGCCCGGGGAATCTCTCTTATCTACATTCCATACACCGAAGGAATCAGCTCGACGGCTATAAAAGCCCGACTGGTAAGATAGAAGCGAACAAAGGAAAATCTATGGCAATCACTAACGGATATTGCTCACTCGCAGAAGTCAAAGCGTCCGCTCGCATTACGGATAACGTAGACGACGCCCTTCTAGAACTAGCGGTCGAATCAGCTTCCCGAATGGTGGACAGTTACACCCAGCGCTACTTCTACAATGCTGGAACCGCGACCCGGTTATTTGTTCCGCAAGATTCTTACGTTACTGAAATTGACGACCTTGTTACTTTGACAACACTTCAGACTTCAGACGGCGACGATTTCGGAACTACTTGGGCCGCTAAGGATTATCAGTTAGAGCCACTAAACGGCGTAGTGGACGGTCTTACAGGACACCCAGCGACCCGTATACGCGCCGTAGACGACTTTTTATTCAACGTCCTAGACGGAGAGGCTACCGTAAGAATTACGGGCGTGTGGGGCTGGTCTGCGGTCCCCGTAGCCGTGAAGCAAGCGACCGTCATTCAGGCCGCAAGAATTTTCAAGCGCAACGACTCCCCGCTTGGTATTGCGGGCTTCGGAGAAATGGGCGCGGTCCGTGTTGGTGTTCAACTCGACCCAGACGTGAAGCACCTTATCGACGTTTACAGAAAAGTTAGATTCGCCTAATGGCTTCGATTACCGATATACGCGCCGGGCTTGCTACTGCCCTTGCCGCGGTTCCGGGACTAAGAACTACCACCGAAACACCGGACACAATCAGCCCGCCCGTGGCAATTATCAACGTTGGAAACGTGAACTACGATACGGCAGGTTCGCGCGGACTTGATGAATACAACTTCGTCCTTACCGTCATTGTCGGTCGTGTCGGAGAGCGCAGCGCGCAAAGACTTCTGGATTCTTACGTTACACCTGCCGGAGCTTCTTCCGTCAAGTTGGCGATAGAATTAGATAGGACGCTAGGTGGGAAATGTGATTCTCTCCGAGTAACCGATATGCGGAATTACGGCTCCCTTGTTATTGGCGAGATTACCTACCTAGCCGCCGAATTCAACGTCGTAGTTTACGCACAATAAAACCGCTAGGAAAATAGGAGAACAAAAGTGCCAAAATACATAGTTACAAACCCGAGAGTTACAATCAACGGAACCAACGTTTCAACTTCCGTTGCTGCCGCAACTCTAGAACTAACCGCAACCGACGTAGACGTTACCAATTTTGGAAGCTCAGGCTGGACTGAAGTCTTGGGTGGAATAAAATCTGGAACCGTTTCACTAGACTTCCACTCAGGATACGCAGCTGGTGAAATTAACACGATTCTAAACCCGCTTCTAGGTACAATCGCTACCGTAGCAATCAACCCGAACGGAACCGCTCCGTCTTCAACTAATCCGACTTGGACCGCGACCGTGCTTGTTAACAGCGTGTCTCCAGTCGCGGGAGCAGTCGGGGATTTGGCTACGTTTAGCGTTTCTTACCCAACTTCCGGTTCCGTAACCTTCGCGACCGCATAAGGATAAAGAATGAAACTTACCCTACGTATTGAGTTCGCAGATGGAACTTCTAAGGACGTACTTGTATCGGCTGCCGATATGGTTGCGTTCGAAGATAAGTTCAACGTTTCAATCGCAAAACTAGACGACCCAAGAATCGGTTGGTTGCTTTACTTAGCTTGGCATTCAGAAAAGCGCAAACAGCAAACAACTCTTGAATACGAAGCTTGGCTAGATTTGGTCGAATCGGTTGGAGCAACTGACGACCCAAAAGTTCAAAAATAGTTGGACTAGGCGATAGCTCCGCTCATTGGTACATTGCTTCCCTAGCGGTCGAGTCTGGTATTCCTCCAAATGTTTTACTGGAGCAATCAGACCGAATGCTTTGGACTATGGGACGGTGGCTAGTCGCTAAGAACCTTCCGCGGTAGGTGAAGCCCTTGCTAACGCAGGGGCTTTACCTATTTGCGCTTCGGTAGAATGGATAAGAGGTGAGTAAGTGGAAACTAGAATTGACGTTGAAGGCATTCAAGACACCATTGCTCTTCTTCGCAGAATCGAACCCGACTCTATAAAAGAGTTGCGCAAGGATATAAAGAATGACCCGGGACTAAACGGGGCTATTTCTTCGATTCAGGCAAACATCCCTCCGGTTGCTCCGCTATCAGGAATGATGAACCACAACGGAAGAACTCAATACCGAATTCCTAGAGTTTCAACTTCGTTCAAGTCGCCACGTAAAACTATGAGCAGAGAAGCTTCGCTAATAACGATAGTCACAAGCCCGCCGAAAGACGGAATTGGTTTTGAGATTGTAGATATGGCGGGACGCGGAAGCGGAGCAAGAAGCGCACGTGGTCGAGCTTTGATTGCGAACCTTGCTAAGAAGGCTTCCCGATTCGTCTATCCGGGCTTTGAAAGAAAACAAGAAGGAATCGTAGACGGGGTAAACCGAATTCTTCAAAGATACTCAGATAAAGTAAACGTCAAACTGAAGGTAATGTAATGGCCGTAAGAATCCCCATTGTCACCGTCTTTGATTCTAAAGGACTGAAGCAAGCTCAATACGAGCTAAACAAGGTTCGTGGAAACTTCCAAAATCTCGGAAGAAACTTTGCTATTGCCGGAGCAGCTTTAGCTGGTGGCGTTGCCCTTATCGGTAAAAGCCTTCGGGACGCGGCAGATTCTCAAAGAGTATTCGCTCAGACTGAAGCCGTTCTAAAGTCCACCGGGACGACCGCTAACGGAACCGCTAAGGACATTCAGGCTCTAGCCGCAAGCCTTCAGAAATCGACAGCCTTCAACGACGAAGCTATTCTTGCTGGTCAAAACCTATTACTAACTTTCAAAGGCGTAAGAAATGAAGCTGGTAAAGGTAATGACATCTTTAACCAAGCTTCTCAAACAATGCTCGACTTTGCTCGTGCTACAAATACGGACGCTAGTTCTGCCGCAATCAAATTAGGTAAAGCACTTCAAGACCCGACTAGAGGGGTTACTGCTCTTCGCAAGTCCGGTGTGGACTTTACAAAAGACCAAATGGAGATGATTAAGTCTCTTCAAGAGTCGGGCGACCTAATGAGTGCGCAGAAGATAGTTCTAGCGGAACTACAAGCGCAATTCGGTGGTTCGGCGGCAGCTTACGCGCAGACATTCGCCGGGCAGGTTGAAAGCCTAAACAATGAACTAAACGACCTATCCGAAGAAATCGGCTTTATGGTTATGCCAGCGGTTCGGGATATGGTGGCAGCATTTAGGGAACTAGCTCCCGAAGTTGGTTCAAAACTTAAAGCAGCGGTTGCGTCCGTGGACTGGAAAGCATTTACTAAAACAATCGTAGACTTGACGACTTTCTTGATTCAAAATGCCGACGCAATTATCAAGGTTGTAACCGCGCTATTTACTTTGAATACTCTTTACAACGCAAGCCGAGCAGTTGTAGGTCTTTACACAGCTGCCACCTTCCTTCTTGGAAACACTTTCACTACTACCGCAGGAAAGATTGGTTTAGCAACAGGAGCTTTGAAACTCTTTAGAACAGCTCTTATGCTTACAGGAATCGGCGCGGTAATTGTTGCGCTTGGTCTAATCGTTCAAGGCGCAACTGAAGTAGACAGTACATATCGCAAGACAACCCCGGTAGTGACTAGCTTCGGAACTGCCGTTCTCAATTCTGGTAAAGACGCAGAATGGGCAGCCGCAAGATACGGCACCGCAGCCGCAGCCGCTCAAGGCTTGGCTAATGCCGCAGCTTCTCTTCCAAAACCGGGACGTACTTCAGTTATGGACGATTACGGTTACAACATTCGTACCAAACAACCCGTTCCAAAAACAAAAGAAACTGACCCGTTTGCCGATTTACTTCCTGACCTAACTAAAGTATCTGGCACGGCTAAAGCACAATCGCCGCTTCAAACTCTAATTGACAGTTCTAAAAAAGACGAAAAGATTCTAAACAAAACCAACGCGCTTATTGGTAAGAATCTTCCTAAAGACGTAGCCCAATGGGTAGCTTCTTCTTCAAAACCAGTTGTGGCACTAAACCAAGTTCTAAGAAGAGTATCTAAAAACGGCCCGAAAGCAATTGGAAATCTAACTAGAGCCTTCCAAAATTCCGCAGCTGGACAGGCGGCAGCGGCAGCGGCTATTGCTAAGGCTGACGCAGACGCGCAGGCTGCGAAAGATAAGGCAGACCAAGACGCAGCCGAAAAGCTAAGACAACAAGAAGCAACTTACAAATCTTTCGCAGACTCGATTGTGAGCGTCTTCTCTAGTATCAAAGACTCAATTGTTGGAGCGTTTAGCCTTCCGGAACTAGGTGGCTCGACCGATTCAATTATTCGTAATATGGACAAGCTACTAGCCCGGGTGCGAGCATTCTCGAC